GCCGCGACGGTATTAATGTCGCGGCTGGCGCTAGTGTAGCATTGCTCGGCAGATTCCTCTGCCAAGCGGAACCAGAGTGACATCAGGCTTTTCATCGACCCTCCTTTATAGAAGGTTGCCGAATCCATAGCCTACGTCACCGAGCGAACGCCGCTGAGGACACCGAAAGGTGTCCCAAGCAACACACACCACGGAGTGGAAGTACCAGCCAAATCACTAGAAGAAGGGGACAACCCCAGAGAGCTTTTCGCTTACACTGGAGAAGCCGTCATCAGCTAGTGAACTGAAGATACGACCAAGGATGGAAAAGAGAGCGAAGATGGCAGTCAGCGTTTTATAGCTGACTTTCACCGTCACCTCAATTCCAGTTCCTTTTTCGTCTTCAAAGCGACGATGCCCGTTTGTATTCGGGGCATCGTCCTCGCTACGACTCACCGCCGAGCAGTTTGGCGATGACCGCATCCGAAGACGCAGAGTACAGGGTTTTGAAGCCCGTGTAGATCTGCATAAGCTCGGTATTCGTGTACCCAGCAGGCGGAACGTCAACGACCATGTAAATGGCCGAATTGACTTTCACGTTCTGCGTGGGCACATACGGATCCGCGCTAACCTTCGCGTGGTCGAACCTCAGAAGCCGTCGAGTCCTACCCTGTTTTACCAGGTTATGGTTAATCGACAGCCTCCACAACCCATCAGCACTTGTGTACGCTGACTCGCTCCCTTCCGAAAAGGTTCTCGGGAGAGATTGGGTCACCGCATTAATGGTGATGGATTGAGGGTCGGCTAGTGACATAGGCATCACTCCTAGGATCAGGTTCTCTGACCCCATTGGCGTTTTGGTACAGGCAACAGCTGTCGCTAAACACGGGATAAACCCAGTGCCGCAACGATGGCTTTTTGCCGGTTGGAAAAACCGGCAAATGTCAAGCCAAAACCAAAGGGTGTCGCTCTCCGCCTCAATTTCGTTTCCGAAATCATCATGAGGACAGGAGGCCTTCCGGTATACCAGTTAACCAAACCGGTAGGTCCAGAAAATGAGTACGAATCACGGACAAATGAATGTTCCATGATATAACCGTACTTCATGACAAGACCATCTGATCCGAAGGCATCGGCGTTATGTATAACATCGCCGAAATTGCCAAACCAGTCAGCGGCCCAGCTCCAGGGAGCCAAGTTCCATAGAACCTCAGGAGTAAGATCAAGTCCGAGAATTTCCCGAGCTTGACCTACGCGTTCCACCAAACCGTCTCCTCCGAAGTTATCGGGGAGATGATAAGTAAACGCGCCTGAGAACCAACGCCGAACAAATGTTTCTCGGCGACGGATAACTTGACCCTTGTTGATGGTCGGTGTGTCCCAGTGGTAAGGACCAAGGGGAGCACCAAATACGGATAGGTTAGAACGATGAACCGTATCCGTTGACGACCATTCAATGGGAAAAGCATACCTACGTCGGACTACCTTCCCAGCATCCTTAAGATACTGGGAAACGATCTTGTCGAATTTCATGACTGACTTGGAAAAGTCTTTCACGTCACTCACAAGTGGTTGCCAACCAAACTGTAAGTTCAGGTACTCACCACCGGAATCTCTTGCGACATCCCGGAGCGAGCCTGACCGTTGCTTCCAGATTGTGGATCCCAACATATTCGGGATCCCTTCTCTGTAAAGCTCAGCAAGGCTAACAGCCAAGTCCATCACGCTATTGGTAGGAGCGCAAAGTGCAATGGCCTTTGTCCCAAACGCAGCCAGTGTTTGATCACTGGAAGCGATGAAGGGAGGAAAGGAAGGCGTACCAATGTCGAATTGGAGAGGTCCATCGTAGATCTCTCTTTTCCAACGGGTAG